CCCATATTGTTGATTATGAGAAAATATTCGATGTCTGCATGAATGGCGATGACCTTGAGTTCAAAAAAGGACTTGTCAGATTACAGAAAATGCAAAATGAATATGTGATGCAGAGAGAACGGGAGGAAACGGCGAATGAATAAAGTCATATTGATGGGGCGACTTACAAGAGACCCGAATGTCAGATATACACAGCAGAACAGTTCACAAGAATCCATGTGCGTGGCACGTTACACACTGGCAGTCGACCGCAGAGGTGCGAGAGACGGGCAGCAGTCAGCGGATTTCATTTCCTGCGTTGCATTTGGCAAAAACGGCGAATTTGCAGAGAAGTATTTCAAACAGGGAACAAAAATTGCTATTACGGGCAGGATTCAGACGGGTTCATACACCAACAGAGACGGTCAAAAGATATATACGACCGATGTTGTGATTGAGGAACAGGAATTTGCAGAAAGCAAGAAAGCAGCGGGAGAACAGGAGCAAAATGCGGGTTATACGGATGCAGGTGACGGGTTCATGAACATTCCGGACGGTGTTGACGAACAACTCCCTTTTGCGTAAATGGAAAGGAGGAGCGTGATAATATGGGAATTATGAGCATCGTGAAAAACGTGATTGAGCATTTCAGAAAAGCCGGAAAGACAGAAAATGAGATTTCGGGCATGATTGAACAGGCAGCAGACAGGGCGACAGTCAACAAAGGCGTTACAGAAAAAAAGGAATATAAAAGACCGGAAATCAAGGTCGAAACATCGGCAGAACAGTTCGTCGAGGCAGTCATGCAAACGGGTGTCACAGCGGAGCAGGTAAAAACGGCAATTATGAAAATGTGCGATTCGCAAAGATGCACAAATCGCCAAAACACGAATAACTGGCGTAAAATGCACGGTCTGCCTATGAGAAGAAAGCAGAAAGCGAGGAAAAAGCATGAAAGAGGAAAAAGAGCAGACAGTCATTGACAAAACCATGCTATATCTCGAAAACTATCGTGAAATGGAGCGGTACATCAAAGAGGCGGTATCAGAGACCTCTCAAGTGCCGGATATAGGCAAATACAACATATCAGCAGAAAGAGCGTTCCTGCAATCGGTTAGAGAGTGCCGTGCGGAGACGGTCATTCTGTTCGAGCATCTCAAACAGGCTCTTGCATCACTCAAAGAGGATGCAGAGGCAGCAGGTGAGGGGTACAAGTACGACGCACTTGAGGCAGTCTATATCAAGGGCAAGACATACGAGGATATAGTGAGGGAGACAGGATGCGGACGCAACTCACCGAAAAAGTGGTGCAAGGTCATGATTCAACGCCTGTCAATCAAATTATTCGGTGCAAAAGCGATTGAAAATGATAAAAACGGAGTGAAAACAGGGTGAAATGAGGGTGAAAATAGGGGTAAAAAGTGGGTGAACAAAAGGCAAAATAAACGTGATAATATGTTAGCGTGAACAGTTGAGACGAGCGATTGCAGATATGCAGTCGCTTTTTTCTTGCCTGTTTGCCCTCCTGTTATATGCGGGTAAGTGTACACAGTAATGTGCATAACTGCCCGCCTCTTGTGGATAACAGGACAGGAGAACCAAGGAAGAGAGGAGAACGCAGATGCTTTTGAAATCATGCAGGTGTGGCAAGTTGATTCCACAGACAGTAAAGATGTGCGAGGAATGTGAGCAACGGCAGCAGTCGAGGCACATGATATACAACAACACACGGCGAGACAAGAGAGCAGCCGAGTTCTATGTATCAAAGGAATGGCGGGCGATGCGGGAGCGTATCATCGAGGTCTATGACAACGTGGATATATACGCATTGTATGTCGAGAATGAACTACTCACATGCGAACCAGTACACCACATAGTTGAACTTGAGGACGACTGGGAACAACGCTTGAATCCGTTCAACCTCATACCTCTCAACCATAAGACACACAACACAATCACGGCTCTGTATAAGCAGAGCAAAGCGAGCATGAGAGCAACACAGAAACAGTTGAGGTCACTGATTGAGTACCACTTTCGAGAGGCAGGGGGATATAAAAAAGTTTTGTGCGATTCATTTCTAGTCGCACCCCCTCTTTTGTTTGGAGAAAACTCCCCACGGGAATTTCAGCAGAAAGGTACATCCGAAAGGGGTGTCAGAATGTGACACAAAATCACTGAAATGTTGACGGAAAGGGGGTTTGTTGCTACATGGCAGGACAGAGACAACCCACGGATTTGGTTGTTATGAACGGGCGAAAACACCTCACAAAAGCAGAAATTGAGGCACGAAAAAACGCCGAGGTTGTAGCACCGAACGACAAAGTGAAACCTCCGTCATATTTGACACCGGAGCAAAAGAAAAAGTTCCGGAAGATTGCGAAAGAATTACTTGAAATCAAACTGATTGCGAATGTTGACTGCGATGCACTGGCGAGATTGCTCATTGCACAAGACCAGTACATCGAAATCACGCAGCAAATCAGAGCAACTCCATTGATGGAGGATGTTCCGGTATATGAGACAAAGACGAATCCGGACACGGGAGAAAAAGAACGTGTGCAGGTCGGTACAAGGCAGGTCGTGAACGGTGAACGTGAGCGTCTCATGATTATTCAAGACCGCTGCATGAAACAGTGCAGACAGGGAGCATCGGATTTCGGGTTGACAGTCTCCTCACGCTGCCGTTTGGTCGTACCGAAACCACAGCAGCAAAAGCCGGAGAATAAATTTGCGAAATATGCAAATTAAGGTATGGCGAAAGCAGGAGAAACACAAGACCGCTGCACACAATACGCCCTTGATGTTGTTTCGGGCAAGATAACAGCCGGAGAATATGTCCGACTTGCATGTCAAAGACACCTCGACGACATTGAGAAATCGAAAGCAGCACCGTACAAATACTATTTCGACGTTGAAAAGTCAGAGGAAATCATCAATTTCGCAGAGGAATTGACCATTGCAGAGGGCGAAGAAAACGAGCATGTGACCGCATATCCGTTCCAGTGCTTTATTTTAGGGTCGCTCAACGGGTGGAGAACAAAGGAAAAATCATACAGACGGTTCAGAACGTCTTATGTGCAATTAGGCAGACAGAACGGAAAATCGTTCATCAACGGTATTTTGGCATGTTATTACGGGAATTTTGACGGGTACAAGTACGGAAAAATCTTTTGTACGGCTACCAAGCAAGACCAAGCGAACATTGTTTTTGACGAGGTCGCAAAATTCATCAATTCGGACGAGGATTTGTCGGAATGGTTCAAAGTGCATGACCACAACCACACGATTGACTGTCTGTTGACACATTCAGAAATCAAAGCGTTGTCCGGTGATACAAAGTCACTTGACGGACACCGTGCGTATTTGGGAATTGTTGACGAGTATCACGCACACAAGACGAATCAGATGTACAAGCTGCTTGAGGGAGGTATTAAGAAACTCAAGTCAGCGTTGATTTCGGTCATCACGACAGCAGGGTTCGACCTCAAATCACCCTGTTATAAATTGTATGAATATTGCTGCAATCTGTTAAAGGGTGTTTTTGAAAACGACAGTCAGTTCGTATATATCGCACAGATGGACGAGCATGACGACAGATATGTTCCGGAGAACTGGATAAAAGCGAACCCGATTCTTGAATTTGACAGGGATGCTCTTGAAAACCTCATACCGATTGCACATACCGCCCGTGATATGGGCGGGGAGGACTTGAGAGATTTCCTCGTAAAGCAGTTAAACATGTGGATGCAGTGGTCAAATTCACTGTATATCAAGGACATCGCAAAATGGAAAGCATGTGCCGTTCTGAAATCGCTCAAGAATTTCAGAGGG